GTCCAACAGCACGGGCAGAATATCGCCTGAACGTCTATCTACCTTGTACTGATACAGCCGAAATTCCCGCGCCGTATTCTCACAGCGCGGGTGAATAACCACCTTGGCAAACGACTTGATAAACTCCACACCATCTTCCACGCTGCCGCGCCATTTCTCCACCGCTGCTATGCGCGGCAAACCATGCCGCCGCAAATAACTGATGCTTTCAGGTCGCGCACTATCCGCACGGATAACGTATTTCCCAATTTCAGGCAGCCTTTTCTCAATCAGCGGCACAGTTTTGTCCAAATCCCAACCAATGCCGCCCGCTTCCTGCTCAATGTACAAACAATCGCCAAACGTCCAACACTTCACAACAGCGGTCGGGTCTTTGGCAAAACCAAAATCCAAGCCGTAATAAGGTCCGTCCCATTCATCAGTCGGCACAAACTCATCAACCGTAAACTTGCCCGCAAATACCTGCGCTTCGCTTTTCACGTTGTACTCGCCCAGCCACACATGCCCGAACGATTGCGGGTTGTATTTGCGGTCGTACTCCATTTCCTTGTATAGCTCATCAGGCAGAAACGGATTTTGGTCATAATTCACATGCACCAGCTTCACATCTTCCGCGCCATGGGCAACCGCTTCATTGAAAAACACATCTACCGCATCGGTATCATGTTCAGGGTTCCACGTTACCCAAATCTCGCTGCCTGATGCGCGAATGGTTGGGCGCAGCAACTGAAAGCTGCGATGCGACAAACTCTGCCCTTCTTCCACCCACGCAATATCAAAGCCTTCAAGCGATTTGATGCTGTCGGCGGTATGGTCTTGCATACCCTGAAAGATAATCAAACCCGTGCCGTTTAATATCCGAATTTGCTCGCGTGTCTCTTCAAACAGATGCGCCACGCCAAACTGACGGATTTTGGACATAATCAGCGATTTTGCCGAATGTTGCAGCGTCTTTTGGATTTCCCGAATGCACACTGCTTTCAAATCAGGGTTAAGTATCGCCCGCTCTACCAACGCTTCCGCCCGCTCGTGCGACTTGCCCGAACCGCGTCCGCCTTTGATGCCCTTGTAGCGACAAGGCTCAATCAGCGGAATTGCCCAGCGCGGCGTGTTAATGGTTAGGTTCATCGTTTTTCTTGTGGTCAATAATCACGCGCGTAATTTGGCGCGGGGTCATGCTGCCGTCCGAACTGGTATTGTCCACCACCTGCGTTTCTTTCCAGCCTGCCTGCGTTTTCAAGTAAAACATCATGCAAGCCGTGTCACCACTTGCTGCCTTTTGCACCAAACTTTGGGCAATCTTGCCAATGGCGGCGGCTCGCCCTTTTTTATAACGTTCAGAAAACTCTGGTTGCCGTTCCATAATTGCGGCTAATGTAGTTCTTGAAATTCCATAAAAATCAGCGATTTGTTCCATTGTAAATACCGCTGCTAAATTTTCTATTTGGTCTAGTTTTTGGTCATCAAAGACAATTTGCGGTCTGCCACCTTTATTCTTTTCCCCGTCCATCAATCATCTCCCACTGCCTGCAACACCGCTTCCCCGCTCACATACTGCTCATAATGCGGAATATGCAGCTTTTTCAACACTTCCTTTTTCTCGGCTTCATCGCGGCACACCACGGTAAAGTAAAAACCTGCGCTGTTTTTGTCTTTAAACTTATCCGCCGCTTCGGCGCGATGTTCTTTAATCTCACGCAACGAATCTTTGGCTTCGCTCACCTCGGTTGTATCGGCAAACATTTCACTAAAACGCCCATCGCCGTCAAACATCAAATCAATGTCCAAACGATCAAAGCCCATGTCGCCAAAATCAACGCCCAAATCTTGATTGAGTTCTGCCAGTAATTCCGTGTCCCATGTGCCTTGTGCAGATGGATTGTTCAGAAATACCAACATTTCCAATTCGTCTTTTTCAGGCAGCCTAACCAGCGATACATCAAGCTCATAATCATTCTTGCCGTCTTGGTAACGCTCCAAGCTGTCCATTGTTGCCAGCCGTTGGTGTCCACCTAGCACATACATCACACCGTCCCGCTGATTAACAATAATCGGCTGCAATAAGCCCGATTGCTTCATCTTGTCTTTCAGCTTCTTTTTGGCGGCATCAGAAATTTGGCGCGGGTTTTTCGGGTGTGCGTGCAACTCGCTGCGCTTTACGGTAACGATTTCAAATTTTTGATATTCAGACTTCATGTTTCATTTCCCTATTTAAAATCCCCCAATCTCCCAAGGAAAACCACTCTCGGATTTTTTCATAGTCCTGCGGATAATGTTTTTTAACCGCTGCCATCTCATCGGGTTCAAGCGAACGGAAAGAATGTCCTAATACCGCCATTTCAGGCGCAAGTTTCAATTTGTGATGCGTGATGTAGCGCATAATCTCTTGTTTGTTCCAATGCGCCACAGGGTAAATGCGTCCACGCTTATCATCTATGCTGCCTGAATTTTTAATCATCGCACGGCGCACAATGCTATCGGCGATGCGCTCGCCTGCCGCTATCCAGTAATACTCCGTGCTGGCACGCAAATATTTGTACACGTCCAAAATCTTCACGGTCGGCACAGAAAAATCATGCTTACGGAATGTCCCGTAACGCAAAAAATCGGATAACTGAAAATGCGGAATGCGCTCAATCTCAATGCCGTATTTCGCTTCATACCAGCGTAAATTCGCTTCCTGAAAACTCAAATTCGGCACCGTGTACATAAACACCACATGGATATTCTTAAAATATCGGGCGCATAAATCCAGCGTAACGATGCTGTCTTTACCGCCCGAAAAGCACACAATGCAGTTGTCCGAAATGCGGCTCGCCGCCCTTATCGGCTCAAACAACAAATTGGACATGGCTAGCCCCCTGATCCACCCATAGATTTACGACGCGACAATAAATGGGCTTCATAGGTTGAAGCCTTGCCAGAACGGGCGCGGTTAATCAATTCTTGATTGCTCAATCGACGGCTTCTCGCGCCTGATTTGCTGTTCGCTTGTTGTCCGCGTTGGATATTAGAACGCCGTTGCCCAGTTAGCATGCTTTCAAAAGCATTCATTTTTGCAGCCATAGTAGTCTCCAAAAAAATAAGCCAGTGCGTTAATCACACTGGCTTTTAGGTTAAAAAATCATTAAAAATCAAAATACGCGCCTTTTTTAGGCACACCCTTAATTCTAGTGGTAAGTTGCTCTGGGAGATTATCTACTTTCTCTTGTGGCATTCTGATAATTTTCTCATCAGGCACATCAAACAAATTCAAACGCCCAACTTGTGGGGTAAATTCGGTAATGTATTTCAGCTTAATTTCCCATGCCCAAGTTCCTTCTTGAATGCCGTCATAATAACAAGCGGCTTCTGCGTCATTCTCTGTCGCTGGTCGGCAATCAACTACTTTAACCACGCAACACTGTACACCTTTCGGAAACATATAAGACGTATCTGTTTCTACTTCGTGCGCCCACATATCAATGCCTGACTTTGAAGACACAATCAGCAAATCGCCGCGATGCTTAATTGGGCGACTGCGTAGCTCAATCGTTTTCAAGCCAAACATGATGTTTGAAACGTGTTCCGAATGCACACTTAATGCTTTCATAAACGCCTTTCTTTTGTTAGAATGAAAAACTTATTAAATCATACAAACTATAATCATGCAAGAGAAAAATCAGGAATTTTTAGACCTGCTTAATCAAGCGCAAATATCCCAAAAAGAACTGGCAAAAATCTTTGATATAACCGAAACAGCAATCAGCCGCTGGCACAAAAACAAACCACCACAATATGCTGTTGCATATCTACAACTTCGTATTGAAAACTTCCGATTGTTGGAACAAATCCAAGCCTACAAAGTCATCATCAAAGCATGAAAAAACCGCCCAAACAAAGGCGGTTTGATAAAACGTTTGTGCTATTCACAACAACGTCCCGAATTTAGCAAAATTGTATCACAAATGCCCGAAATGTAAAGAACTTTTACAAATAATTCATATCCAGCAGTCTTTTTACTGATGGAATGTTGCTGATTTGCGCGTGAGCAAGCAAAAGTTGGTTCTGGAATGCCCTGCGCCCAATTGCAGGGCGACACCGCCGCGCCTTCTGCTCCTGCGTGCCGCCTTGCGTGTATTCCAGCACCACCACTTGGCGGCGAATAGGTGGCATCGCGCAAATAACACGGTCAATCGCCAGCATCACGCCGTCTCTATCTACGCCATACGGAATACTGCTTACATGAGCTTCATGTGAAATAAACTGCTCCATCAATCGCCCGATAATATTCACATTGCGGCTGCCATTACTCATGCTCCATCGCGCCCATTGTTCCATCAACTCGTCTAACTGCATTACTTCAACAAACCCTTCTTTTCCAAAATAACCAGCGTCCGCATCACACCTTCCGCGTGCGCCAGTCTCAACTCATCTTCG